ATCCATAAACGGATGAAGGGGCGTGGCAAGCCGCCCAAACGCTGTCATCCGCAGATTAAAAGTATCGCCGGGCAACGCTTCGTCCACGAACACCGGGATCAGAAACCCGGCATCGAAAGTGGTCTTATAACCATGAGAACGGTTAAACCGGGACCGAGGAATCTCGGCCGACGGAACCCTACTAAAGTCATGAGACATGACCGAGGGCATACGACCAGCCATCAGGCCTTCGCCTTCATGAGATCAACTAAGTTGGGCGAACCAGGATCGCGGACCGCCCTCGCAGCAACCTCAGCAGACGCCGTCGTAATTGTGTCCGGAGAGACGAAAGCCAACTTACCAGTGGCATCGTCAAAAGACCCGATATGAACCAATGAATAGTCCTCCGGATAACGGCAGAATTGATGAGAAGAGTCCGACAGGGCGTCAGAGAATGACCGGACCGCTGTACCAGCGGTGAGAGAAAAGAAGGGCTGCATATACGCAGCTGCTTTGGTATCAAAGACAGAGAAAACAAGATGTTTCATAGACTCCTATTCCACGTCCCGTGGGAGACGCTTAAGTTTGGCGTTCTGGACGGTTTCACGAACCACCAGCCGCTCAGGGGTATTGTCATCAGATCGAGTTCTAGCATCGCGCACGCGGGCCGATCGAATACGCTTGAAAGTATCAGGATCACCAATTTCGAAGACCGTGTCATAATACCGCGGAGGTCGCATCTTGCGACCATTGACGACCAGGAAGTCATCTGGATACACGTCGGTCTTGAATTTTGTCAACCACCCATGGCCGATACCGGGCCGACGAGACATAGTCACATATTCGGGCTTACGTTGATGGACGACNCCATCGTCGTCGATCCACGTGTAGTGTTTTTCGGCGTTTTCGCCGGTTATTTTTTTAAGGATATAGCGGGCCACATAGGCCGCTGATTGNAANGTGACATCCCCAACTGTTGAGAACCCGAAGGGCCAAAGCCCTTCGAGTGTTTTCGAAGTATAGAGCGGAACCCCATTGGTTTCCTTCCAGAGCTTGCGGTCTTTGAAGTCAAAGTTGAATATACAGGCATGATAGTGAGGGCGTTGGTGCTTTGAACCATACTCGCCACAGTGAAAGAACCGGATACCACTGCCATGTTGCTTGCGCAGACGTTTCATGAATAGTTGGAACTCCCTGACATTTACAGATTTGTTGTCTGGGAGATTTAGATCATTGTACGTAAGAGTAATAAAGCAGTTGTCCGGATAGAGAGAGGCTTCGTGATAGCACCGAACCGCCCATTGCCTGGAGCGCTCGAGCCTACAGCCGACGCAGCGACCGCAGGGGAGGGTTACGGGGAGATCCACGTAACCATATTTTGGATTGAAAACGATAGGACGCCGACCCGTTTTAGGGTCGACATCGAGAGAGCGCCACCCCTTGAGGGGGTGATAGCAGGCCACATCAGAGACGAATNCCNCCGCGCATAGGCGCGGACCGNGTGTTGGTTTTTTTTGTCTTGGTGCCCTTGCGAAAGGATTTGCGACTCGATTTGCGAGAGAATTTCCGCCGTGGTCGTTTCATAGTTTTGATCCTCATTTGTGAAGAGAGTGCCACCGTTGGTGTCACTCTGCACATTTACATCAAGTAGAAAATGTGCGCGGCCCACTCTGGGTGGGCCTGGGAGAGCCTAGGCGGGCTCAGGAGTAGCAGCGACTGGCGCCGGCGATGTTGGCACGGCCGGCGCTGGCGCAGCCGCTGGCGCGGCCACAGAAGCAAGAGGCTCATCAGGAGGAAGAATACCAAGCTCGATGAGACCAGGTCGCATAGCCGGGTCCTCAACGGACGCGAGAAACACACCAGGATCGTTAAAGAATTTCCCACGGACCTTGGCCGGTAGATCGGCAAACATACCCTCGGCACGCCGAGCGATATTAAGCGCCTCATGATAAGGAACAGAACCGGCGACATCACCGTAATCACCACCGAACTCGGCGGCGTGCTCCATGACACCAGTTTTTTCAAACCGAGCCATAATAAGATTGACGTCCGTCTCGTCCCGAAACGACTGTTTCGTTCGACCTTGTTCCGCAAAGGAGATGCTATCGCGAATACGTTCACGCCCGACTCGGGGAACATTAATCATCTTTTCCTCCTCTTGCCCGGAAAGGGCGTAGCAGCGCGCCGCGTCGAAGCAGCGCTATTGGTTAAAGGATTAAGAGACGTACCGAAGATATCGAGATAACGCATCGCCCTCCCGAACTTCGTATTATAAAACGCCTCGGTCGCACGAGCGCCCGACGCCTGAGCCTTAGCAGAAGTAAGAGCCTCTTGATCCAACAAGAGCCCAAACCGACTCCGAGCAGTAGTAGCCTGTATCGCACCGGCCTGATTCATCGACTGAATCGTCTGATGCAACTTCAAACGCGTATCCTCCTTTACATTCGCAATTTGAGCCGTTTGAAGCCTGTTTTGCAAAGTCACCTGCATAGCCGCCTGAGCAGAACTAGGCCCCGAAGCGCCAATATTCCCGGGCGAGAAATTACTACCACCAGGCGTACCAGCTCCGCCCTGCTTATAAGCCAAGATCGGATTAAGACCGGCAGCACGCATATCTGTCATAGACCGCTGATATTGAGTATTCGACATACGCTCCTGGAACGCCATCTGAGCCTGAGTATTAGATAGTCCGGCACGGTTCGCTTGACGCTGACCAAAAGCAGAGACAGCGCCGCCAATAGCGGCGCCAGCAACCGGACCAATACCCGGAATAAGAGACGCGGCGAACGGAAGAGCCTTTTTCAAAAGGCCACTAAACAACCCCATTAAAAATGGTCGATAAGGCCAGGAACCGAATAGAGCGGCATAGGCCGGGCACAATTGAAATCGAAATATGAATCAAAGAGAAAATGCGGCTCAGCCGGCACCGCAATAACTCGATCAACCGGAGGTGTTTCCTGGATGAAAGTATCATCCAGGACCGGAAGAGTGGCGAAATCTTGGGCAAGATGCCAAGTATCGAGAGACTGAGCGAAATTTGACCGGAATTGGCCGGTGATTAACGAAGGCTTGTAACGGTACTCAGCGAACCGCTCCTGATAGCCAAACACAAGAGCGTCCGCGACTGTGTTTTGGAACATTATTTCTTTGTTGAGCACCGACTGTTCACCGATATGCGCCAGAGCAGGCCAATAATAGTCCCACCGAGTAGAACGGGACCACATACGGTTGAGGCCCTGCTGATAATTAAGATCAGCGCGAACGCAAACCATACCTATAACTATAGAATGCTCGGTAAAGGACTTCGTGAAGCCGTGCCCCGCCGCGTTGATGGTCGAAACAGCCGCCAGATTACCTTGCGGCGTGCCGATCAGCGTCTCACTCGTTTGAGCCACCGGATTAACATTGAGCATCGAGTTACCGCCGCCAAGATACTCGGGCCTTTGTAAGCGAGCATCAGGAGAAACAACGCCAAAGTGAGACCGAATAATCTCTGTATAGCGCGTGCCGCCGCGCGCATCGCGCTCATACAATTTTTGAATTTGGAACGCCTGCCGTAAGGCGTTGATCGTAGTCGCCGTCGCTTGCGATAGGTCGGCAAAGACATTCGGAAACCCCGAAGTTGCACCCTCCTCGATCACATGATCGGTAGCAAGGCTCACGTTCCAGCCCGCCGCATAAGTAGGCGAAGAACCGTCAGACTCCTTCACGGCAGTAGCACCAACGTTAGTACCGCCAGTAACGCCCAGACCAGTAACAGGAGCATCACCAGTAAGAGGCAGGGGAACCGCCGGACCCTTTTGGGGCCACGGGAGACAGGACGTGAAGTAATCATGACGTTTTCCCCTCTTAAGCGGATAACGATAATTCGTATAAGCGTCCGGGCCATCGTCCTTGTCCACGACCACCGAATCCTGAAGATTCTCATCTCGGAACCATTCGTTCCAGATCAAATTATAAGCCCGAAACGCAAGACTGGAAATCGCGTCCGGAGGCTCGATTTGAACACCGGTCGGAATACCGAAATA